GTCGTCCACTCGCATATGGTCCTCCTCTGCTACTTGCCCACCTACCCCTGCTATTGCGCGCTGTCAAGCTCCGGCAGTGGCTCGAAGTGCACTTTTTCGTCCTCGTCGCCGCGCAGCTTGTCGTGCAGTGCGGGGTGCTCCGCTTCCAGGAACCGCAAAATGCGGTCGAACATCGCAACACCTCCAGGGCAAACGCCCTCTGCTGCCACTAGATCCAGCACCCTGCCACCAGCGGCAGGATGCACCACCATGTCCACCGAACGCGCGCGCGTGATGGCCTTGGCCACCATGCGCGTGCTGTCGCCGTCCTTCTCAACTGCTCCACGGCCATCCGCTACGATGGACAGGCCCAGCAGGTCACGCTTGCCGCGGGCCCACGATTCCAGCAGGACCTGGCGGACGTGGGCGCTTTCCAGCAGCTCCATGTCGCCGTCCAGTCCCTCGGGAACCGTCTGCACGTTTCGAATCCAGCCGACCACCTTGTTAGGGTCGGTGTCCTTGCCTTCTACGTGGTTCTCGTCCGAGCGTGCGAGTACCCATTTCCTCCGCAATAGCAGTCATAATTTCCATGGGCAGGCCGGCGTGAAAGTCCAGAAGTCCCGGCGTCATCACCACCACGGCGCCGTCGTACTTCCCACCTCTGATTCGAAACTCCATCGTCGTGCCTCCGATCAACGCCCGCAGAGCGCTCGATTCGCTTCACTTGCGGCGTGTTAGGGCAGACCTAAGGCGTTCGTCTAGCGCCTGCCATTTCCGTGCAGCTTCTTCTGGCGAATCGGTTGGTAATACTGCGCCAGCTTCGATCTGTCGTTCGAGTCGTTTCACAGCGTCCTCCACAACCGAGCGCGCACGTTTGAGTACATCGCGCGTGGTATGCGACGAACGGATAATGATGTCGTGCGGCCCACGGTAACGGGTACCAAATGCCCTAGAGTGATCGCTCACTCGAATCTGAGAGATTCTTTCACCGCTAATGTAAATGCTGTTCGTTGTCACTGCTTCTCGTGCGGTTACTTGATACCCAAGGCGGTTCAGTTCGTCCACAATATCCTGCGCGACGTGCACCGGGTTCTTATCGCGGATCTGTAGTTTTGTTGGATCAAATGGCCGCACCGTTTGGCCTGGCACTGCTGTTCTTGGCGCCACTGGCTTGCGCGCGCGCGCTTTGACCTTCGGCATAGCCTCGACGCCGGCGCCCTCGCCTGTCGCACGCATCGCATTGACAGCAACCTGCTTGGGATCGACATGGTCGAAGGTCGGGAACTTTTTACAGCTGCAGTTCACGACTTCACTCGCCGGCAAATTCGGATCATGCGGATGCAAAGCCTTATGCCCGTTCACAGTGAACTTCTGGCCTGGCTTCAGCGGGTTGGCTTGCGATTCCGCTGCAACGCGCGCGTGAGACTCACGCCTGCGGTCGCCGCTCGAGAACTGCGCCCAGACATAGCGCACGCCCGGCACGTGCCGGTCGAGTTCTGCGTGGTGGATCTCGTCGGCGACGTTGTACATGCGGTGCAGCTCGGTGCGCACGTCTGCTTCGACGCGCTGCCGCATCGTCCGAAAAGGCCCAATGGGATTGTAGCCGCCTTGCCCTTGCAGTTGCATGAGCCGCCGGATGGCTTCCTGCGGATTGCCACCTCCTAGCGCGACCCGCGACACTTCCCGCGTAACACTGTTGACGATGCCGTTGCTCACAGCCACCAGCTGCTCGGCAGCGACATTCGACGCTGCGATGGCCAGCTCGTTCGACACTCCGAAGAGTTGGCTGCCGGCAGGCAAAGGGAATCCCATGTACGTCAGCCACTCGGCATTGGCTGCCGCGTTCGCCTCGAGCGCTCCTGCGAACGCCTTGCCCATGGTCTGCTCGAAGCCGTTGGCCAGAGCGGTCATGGTCCGCGTGAGTTCCGCCTGGATCGTTTGCCGCTGCGCGATAGCCCATGGTGCGTCGAGCAGCTCGTGCTCGAGTTCCAGGTGGATCTGCCGCATGGCAGTTTGCGCCCGCTGCAGCACCGACAGTTCCCATTTGTCGCTGGTGCGCACGAGCGCGCGGATACGTCTGGAATAGGCGCTGGCGCGCTTTTGCGTCGCCTCAGTTAGCACCGTCGCCGGCAAGTGCTATTCCTCTGCCGGTGCAGCGTCAGCGTCGTCTTGCGCCTTGGTATTCGGTTCCCGCATCAAACGCAGCTTCGCCACAGCTTCCTCTGCCGCCTTGGCTTCCTTCGCCTCGCGGTCCGCCTTCTCTGCTTCCACGTCGGCTGCATCTGTCTCTGGATCGTACTCGACGCCGAGCTGGCCGAGCATGAGCTGGACGACGCGACGCGCGACGTTCTCGCTGATCCAGCCAGCGTCGACCATGAGTGCGAGCGCTGTCGTCACTTGCTGCACTGCGCTCGCGAGCTTGCTCACTTTGGAGTCCTCGAGCTCGGACGCCGTCACTTGCACGTCGCAAGCGTCACGCTCTGCAAGCGTGATCCGGTTGGCTCGCACGCCTTCGTCGAGAACGAAATGCACGATCGTCTGGATGGCGTCGATGCACAGCTTGCGGCGCTCGGTCAGCATCCGCATGGTCGGCAGCGTCATTTCGCCGGCGCTGGCTTTGTTCGCGTTTTCGCCTGTCGCCAGCCAGGTCATGGGCAGCCCGGCGCCAGCCGCCACGAGTTCCTTGATCGTGCTGTACAGCGACCCGATCTCGCTCGCAGCAAGTTCTGGCGCCCTGATTTCCCAGGTCACGCGCTCGTTGTGCGCGCGGATAGATCCATTCGCTGGCGGTGTAGCTGTCTTCAGCCACTCGAGGATCGAGGCTTCGTCCATGCCTTCCAGCTTGACATCGTAAAACGTTTTCAGCAGCTGGCGCGCTCGATCAAGCCCGATATACGGCATGTCGTCGATGGCATCGAGCCAATCGGCGAGCGCGAGCAGGTCGGACGTGCCGCGCGGCTCGCCTTCGTCGCGGTTCGCAGTGAAGTAGAAAAGGTCGCCGTCGTACTGGTCTGGCTGCAGCTTGCGCGGATTCTCTGGACCGATGTCGGATTCGGTGCGCTTGCGAATGACGAGAAACGTGCGAGTCGCCGGGTCGCTTGTGCCTTGCAGCACAACAGCTTCCGGTTCGTCTGAAGCTGGTGCGAAGGCGATGTAGTCGACGTCGCCAGAGTGCACGAAGCCCAGCCGGACGTTGCCTCGAGCGTCGACTGCGACAGGGTAGATCCGCTCGCCGTGCCGGCTCAGACCCTTGGCCATGCGCACGACGCGCTGGTTCATGTTGTTCGACTTCCAGAAGTCTTCTAGCAGCTCGTTCGCCTTGTCTGAGGCTTCGTTGCCCAGCGTGACTTTGACGCCGCCGCCGACGACGACTTCGCCCTTGATATGCACAATGCGACGCGCGAGCGCGTTCTGCCGCGCCAAATAGTCGGCGAGCTTCAGCTGCTGGTCGAACTCGAGCGGTGTCAGATGGCGGTCAGGGTGAAAGCCACCAGATCCTGCGCCGCCGCTCACTTGCCGGAAGCCATCGAACTCGCCGACGGTTTGTGGCCCGCCAGGTTGCACGCTCGCAGCTTCGACCAGCGGCCGATTGAGCACCTGGAGCACGAAACGCGCGACGCGCGACTGGTACATGCTGCGCTCTGCCATCACTTCCGCGGCACAAAAAGCGCGAAAGCCGACTGCAGCAGGATAGGGCCTGTCAGCCCTCCGACCACGTACGTGACCCGCAGCGCGTTGCCAATGAAGTGATACGGTGTGTCCGCTGGCGACGGGTTGCCGTTGCTGTTGAAGACAGCCAGCGCCCAGTACGACTGCGGTGTCGCCCAGAAGCCCGACTGGATCACGGTTTGCGCGCCAGCAACAGGTGCGCCTTCGAAGCGCATCGACAGCCGCAGCTCAGCCGTGGCAATAGCCGGCGGCAGTGTCCCGATCGAACTGTAGAGCGTGCCGCCGAATCCAGTCGCTGTCGTCGCGCCTGTCGCCGCGCCGTTGTTGGTCTTGAAAGCCAGATAGACCATGCCGTAAAAGAGCGGATCGCTGAGCACCAGGTCCGGAATCGTGATAGCGCCGGACATCGCCTCGCCTGCGCCGTCCGAAGCCGACTGGTAGAGCAGACCGGGCCCGCGTCCGCTTGCGGCGCTTGGAATATGCGACCATGCCTGCATTGACATATTTGCCCTTTCAGCTCGGCCGGCGCTTGCGTCGCGGCTTTGTTTCGCGCGCGCGCGCTGTCCGTGGATCTTCGACCGGCGCTTCGTCGGTCTGCGCGATGTCCACTGGGGCTGTCCAGCGGGTACTCACTGCTTCGACGGCATAGACGAGCGCGTCCACCGCATCGTCGGCTGTCGTGCCGTCGCCTTTGAAGTCCATGAGCTGGTGGATTCCGGCTTGCATGTGCTCGCTGCACCGTTCCGCGTTCGCCCCACTGCGCTGCACGAAGGCTATACGACCCTGTTGAAAGTAGGTCAACAGTCCAGAGGCCCGCGCCAGTTTGTCCTTCGTAGGCGTCACGCCTTCGACTGGCACGCCAGCGAACTGTGGCTGCTCGAGGAAAAGCGCCTGCGCTGCCGTTTTCTCGACCAGGATCTGCGCCGGGCGGTTCTTGCGGTGCTCGCGCAGCACAAGCGCGATCTTTTCGGCCAGATTCAGCCTGTCGACCGTGGCGTCCCAGATTAGAAAGCGACCCCGCAGCAAAGTGTCCGGATGCGTCCAGCTGGGGTCGAGTTTCACGTGGAACAAGGACGTATAGTCGGCTGTCTCTGTCTTTCGGATGGCCAGATCGACGCCGGCGCAGCCCATGAGCCGCCGCATACCAGTCGTTTCGTCTACCCACACGATCCACTCGGACTTGAAGACAGACCCCTCCATGGCCCGCGCGTCGACCTGGTACTGCGCGTCGAAAGCCGACTTGGGCATATTGTCGCGCATGTGCAGCGCCTGCTTCACAGACACGAAGAGCGGGCAGACGCTGGTCCAGTTCGCTTCGACGTTGCGGTCGGCGCCAGAAGGCTCTGGCGGCAAAGGCAGCGGCTCACTTGCCAGCCGCGCCGCCTTGCAGGCGGTCAGCCACTTGCGCAAAGCCAGCAGATTGGCCCGCTTCCAGGTGTCGCTCGGCCGCAGTAGAGGGAATCGCCGGTACGCCTCGGCGTAGTCCTTCGACTCATGCGGCAGATACCAGTGCAGGTCGCGCGGATGGTACCGCGTGTTCGATCCGTGGATGCGCCCGACGCCCAGCTGGCGGATATCTGTTGTCGGCCGGCACGTTGGCTCGAGCGACTGGAAGTACCAGTGCGCCAGCGTTTCCCGGCCGCCCTCGGTCCGGCTGTTGGCCTGCGTGGCGACGTCGTCGGGGAAAAGCACCTCGAAGTGCGTGCTGGCCACCTGAGCGCCCGAGCCGATCACGCTGAAGGTATTGGCGCCCTCGACCCGCGTCCGGCCCCGGATGTTGAAAGCCTCTTTGTCCCACTTGCTCCCGCGGAGCGGCCCGAACATGGCGCGCAGCAGCGGATTCGTGTCGAGCATGAGCCTGATTGCCTCGCCCACGCGCACGGCAGCCGTCTGCGTCTTCGACGTGAGCAGGATTCTGACGTTGCGGTACCGTAGGGCATACCAGATGGCCAGGACGCAGGCCCAGACGGTCTTTCCGGTGCCTCGAGGCGCCAGGACGAAGGATATGATGCGGTCGCCGGCATGCTCCCGCTGGCGCCATTTCCAGCGCTTGGTATCCCATGGCAGCAGCCGGCCGCGCTCAGGCAAGTGCGCTGCGTCGGCAGGTGGATCCCACTCGCAGTCCAGGTGCTGTGCCACGAGCTCGTCGTGGTAGCCGGCTTCGCAGTGATAGCCGAGCACCTTCGTGCCAAGCAGCAGGACGCTGCGGACCAGCAGCGTCGGGTCGAGCGTATCCCACTCGTCGTCCGCGCCGTAGAGGATGGCCCGTTTCAGCTCGGCCAGATACTTCTGCCGCAGTTTCCTGGCGTGCTGGACCTTCGCCTCGAGTTCGTGGTCCTCAGTGCTCGTCTGGCGTGCCACGGCGGCTGCGCTTGCCTTTGCCAAAGCCGCTCAGCTGGCTGTCCAGATCGGCGATATAGGCATCCAGCTCGGCACCAGTCAGCTCGGACAGGTCGCTGCCCACTGTGACCAGCCGGTGCGCCGCCCGACGCCAGACGCCCAGGTCCATGCGCAGCGAATTGAGCGCTTCGCCCAGCGCTGTCCACGATCTGAGCATCGCCGCATACTCCTGGCTGCCAGGCTCGGTCCGCTCGTTCAGGACACGCCGCACCTGGTCGCGCTGCGCTTCCAGCTTCGTCAGTTCCTCGTCGATGGCACTGTGCTCGGCGTCCTCGTTCAGTCTGACGCGCTCGAGCGAAATGGCCTGCACGGCCTTCAGCTCGGCATAATACTGCGACTTTTGGATGCCTAGCAGGCGCAGCGATTCCTCGAGCGACGCGCCCTGCGCCCGTAGCTGGATCAATCTTCGCCTGCGGTCCGTCAGCTCGAGCTTCGTGCTCACTTGCCGCCCTCGACGTCGCGGATGATCTGGCGCAGCCCCCAGCGGTCGTAGTCAGCCTGCTTGTTCTCGCACTCGATACCGAACTGGTGCGCCGCCTGGAGCGCTCCCAGGGCGATTTCCATATGCCCCGTCGGATACCCTTGCACCACGCCATCGGTAGTCAGCATCGTGACCCGAGCAAACAGCGTGCGCTCGGTATTGTGGACCTCGAGCACGCCGACGGTGCAGCCGTCAGGTCGCCAGACGGACCCTGCCACCCGCGCCAGCTCGAGCTTCGCCTGCAGGTCGACCCCGACGTCAGCCACGGGGACGTCGGTTCCCTTGACCAGGTACGCCAGCAGCTTGGGACGCTCGCGCACGAAGCCCCTGGCAAAGCCGCGACCGAACTCGAAGAGCGCCCAGCAGGACAGCGCCCAGCCGCACAGCAGCAGCAGGCCCGTGACAGGATCAGCCACGGCTATAGCTCGCCGTGACATCGGGCCCCAGCGCCCCTTCGTTGATCTGCCGCGCGACTTCCCGCGCGACTTCCCGCTCGACAGCCGCGATGCCGTTTTCCAGCGGCAGCTCCAGCTGCTTCGCTTCGATCGTGAGTTCGACATCCAGTCCGCGCGCCACCATGCTGGTCAGATGCGCGACCAGCTTGGGCAACAGCGGCAGCTCGAAGCTGACGGTGAGACTCGGCGGCACCTTTGTCGTGCCCGGCTTCACCTTGATCGGCCCCACGTGTGCCCCGTAGGACTCGCCTGGCGTATGTCTGTCGTCACGCATCGCCCACTGCCTCCCGCTTGGATTGGAGTTCCCGCCTTGCGTTCAGAAAAGCCGCGCGCGAGCCAGTCAGATGCTCCGGCTGCACGCACAGATCGTTCCCGCACGTCACGTAAAGCCGCCGTGCCGTTCCTCGGCGTCGTTCAGCAAGCCGTCGGCGAGTTCCTGCACGACACGCTCGAAGTACGCAGCAGGGAAGTCGTCGGCGGTCGGGAACAGCACGAAGTTCAGCAGGGCAGCAGCCTCGTCGCAGATGTCCCCAGCGCTGTCGCCGAGTTGCACGTGGAACGTCTGCTGCAATGCAGACGCCACGGCTCGGCGCAGTTCGGCGCACCGGGATAGTACGATCGCCAGCGCCTTCGTTCGCAGCGATCTTTCCAGCGTCGTCAGCGTGCTGCCCTGCCCCCCCGACACGATTCCCCCTAGTAGCTCGAGACAAAGACAGGCGAGAACTCGAAGTGCTTGGCGTAGATCGCGCGCGTATTATGGATCGCGCAGAGCGGAATTCGCTGGGCAAAGCCAGCGTCCTTCGTTGTTGCGAATCGGTGCGTAGGCTGCTTGCACTCCGCACAGATCAGCAGGTGCTTCGGATCGCGCTGGAATGTCTCCAGACTCTCCAGCACAGCATCACAGTAGCACTCCTCGGCTTCCTCGCGCGTTGCGTGCGGTGGATGCTCTCGGCAGTTGCCGACAGCCCAGACGTCCGCGCCGTTCTGGCAGGTGAAATGCCAGCCTGTGCCATCCTTCGTCTGCCGCGCTTCGTAGTAGTTCACGGCTCTGCAATCCCTTCGCTCATGGTCATGTCGTCGCGCACGACATAAGCGTACCAGGTTTCGTCGCGGTCGCCTTCCCATGGCTCGACGACGATGCGGTCCTCGCTCCAGCTGACGATCTGAGCAGCCCAGCGGACTGTACAGTCCTCCCACAGTGGAGCGTCGCCGAGTTCGACGCGAGCCGCTGTCCCGGTCTGCACCTGGATGTCGTCATGGCGCACTGTGAGCGTCGAGCTGCAGTTGCTCCACTGATTCTGAAGCATGAAACGCGAGTACGTGCCCCACTCGTTGACGCCAGGCGTCGACTCCAGGTCGCGATGCGTGCAGATGCTATTCGACCAGTCGACTTCCCAGACAGGTTCGCCTGGAATGCTACAGCGGTACACGTAGCTGCCATCCTTGCGTCCTGGCTGCGAGCTTGCTTCGACGTAGACTTCCCAGCGGACCCATTTCCCGTCGTCTTTAGGAATCGCGACGCCGGTCACGTCGAAGTTGTGCCAATGCTCGGAGTATTGCCCATTCGGATAGCCGAACGGATAGCACGTCGACGGCTTCACGTTGCAGTCCCAGTCGCCCGGCTGCGCGCAGTACAGCATCGAGTAGAAGATATGCCGCCCGGTCGCCGGCCAGTGATTCCCGCTCGACATGATCTCGCCCAGGAAATTGTTGTGCGAGGCGTCGAAATTCGCCGTGTCGCCGAGCCGCCACATTTTCCACTGCGGCCCGTTCGCACCGCAGCTGCCGTCGTCGGTCGCAGGTCCGAAGAGAGTCCACCAGCTGGCGTAGAACACTTTGGCCGCAGGGAACTCGACGGCTGCCGACGAGCACCAGGTATCGGGTCCGATGTCCGCCCGGATGATCTGCTCTCCGTCCTCGAGCACGACGCTAGGGCTGCGGCGCAGTCCGTCCGAACAGATCAGCCCGGGCCGCCAGCCCGGACCCCATGCCCCAGGCTCAGCGCCCAGCGGCAGGTCGGTCGGGTCGACGAAGGTTTCGAATTGAACAGGTCGCGGCCCGAAACTTTCCGCGCCGGCGTGCAGCACCAGATTGCCGTCGACCTTTTCGGCCCAGGCGCCGGTCGGATCGACTGGCGCGGGGCCAAGGGTCCGCATGGTCAGCATCGCCTTCGTTCGCACGCCGTCGATGTCGACTGTGGCCGTTATGTCGTAGTCCCACGGTCCGCGACTCGTAAGCTGCGCGTCTTCAGCGTTGTGCATGATGCTGAACTGGGACACCTGCGTGAGCGTAGGCCGCGTCACCTGGAACGTCACCACGCCGGCCAGGAAGGCCGTCGTCGCCCTGTGAGCCAGCTTTCCCTTTGTC